CCGAAATGGGAATGAATGATGTTTGAGTTTTATATGGCAGAACGTCTTCGCCACCGCTGGGGGCGTCTGCGCTTATATCGTTTCCCCGGTTCTGTTTTGACCGATTACCGAATACTGAAGAATTACGCCAAAACCCTGACAGGAGCAGGAGTATGAAGTCAGAGATAACAATCAACTAATACTGTTTCGTTGATTTTTGCTTGTAATTGGCGTTCTGGTCTGATTTTTGTGGAGTAAGTTGATGCGTGATATTCAGATGGTTCTTGAGCGTTGGGGAGCGTGGGCGGCTAATAATCATGAAGATGTGACCTGGTCGTCCATTGCCGCCGGTTTTAAGGGATTAATTACTTCAAAAGTAAAATCTCGCCCGCAATGTTGTGACGATGACGCGATGATCATTTGCGGGTGCATGGCCCGTCTGAAAAAGAACAACAGCGATTTGCACGATTTATTAGTAGATTATTATGTAGTCGGTATGACATTCATGTCACTGGCAGGTAAGCATTGCTGCTCTGATGGTTATATCGGGAAAAGGTTACAGAAGGCTGAGGGCATAATTGAAGGGATGTTAATGGCATTAGATATCCGGTTAGAGATGGATATCGTTGTTAATAACTCTAATTAATATGCCAATTGTTTACTAAAAATTATTAAGAATGGGGCGTTGAAACGCCCCCAAAAATAAAGGGTAATATATAACAGAAGGTTTATATAGTTAGAAGCAAGGTTGTGCTTCTAAAGGAAGTGGCTTGAGGGAGCCACTTATATGTTGGGGAGGCAAAGCCTCCCACAACATATGTTTTAGTAATCAAATTAGAACTGGTAAACCATACCTACAGCAACGATATCATCGGTAGCAACGCCAGATGCTTTCGTGAAATCGCTCTTATCAATCAGGTTGATTTTGTAGTCAACAAAAGTGGACATATTTTTGTTGAAGTAATAGGTTGCACCTACATCAATATATTCAACCAGGTCCTGATCACCCCAAGCACCCAAGTCTTTCCCTTTAGATTGCAGATAAGCAACGGACGGACGCAGACCGAAGTCGAACTGATATTGTGCAACTACTTCGAAGTTTTGTGCTTTGTTGGCAATATGGTTTTTACCAAAAACAGTCATGTTTTGGGTTTCAGAATAGGTAGTAGCCAGATAGATGTTGTTCGCATCATATTTCAGACCAGCTGCCCATACTTCAGCATTTTGACCAGATGCATTCAGGCTGTTGTTACCGTAGATAACCTGATTATTAGTGCGATCAGATTTAGCATAGGTTGCACCTACGCCGAAACCTTCATACTCATAAGTAGTGGAGAAACCGAAACCATCACCATTAGCTTGAGTTACGTCAGTACGGTCATTTTTACCCTGATACTGAGCAGCAAAGTTCAGACCATCAACCAGACCAAAGAAGTCATTGTTACGATAAGTTGCAACACCTGTGGTGCGACCAGTCATGAATACATCTGTTTGGGTCCAGGTATCGCCACCGAATTCTGGCAGAACGTCGGTCCATGCACCAATATCGTATGCTACACCGTAGTTACGGCCATAATCGATGGAGCCGTAGTCACCGAATTTCAGGCCAGCGAAGGCAAGACGGGTTTTATCTTTGGAGGAACCTTGAGATTCAGCGCGGTTGCCTTTGAATTCATATTCCCACTGACCGAAACCAGTCAGTTGATCGTTGATTTGGGTTTCACCTTTGAAGCCAAGACGGGCATAAGTAGTATCACCATCATCTGCATCATTAGAGGAGAAGTAGTGCTTAGCATTAACTTTCCCGTACAGATCCAGCTTGTTACTGTCTTTATTATAAATTTCAGCTGCCTGAGCAGACATCGCCATCAGTACTGATGCAGCTACAGCAGAAATTGCCACTGTTAATTTTTCATCGTGAGCCCTTTTTTTGAACTATTATTAAAAAATGATGTCACTGCGCGATAAATATTCATCTAATCAATGTGATTATTTCAAGATGTAAGTTTTGGTTTCTCATTTGATTTGTGAAGTAGATCTCTATTTTTATCTGAACTTTTTCTATCGAATCCTATTCATGGCTCTTGGCTGAATAAAAATAAATCTATTAGCCAATTTATATTAATGGCTGTTATTTATAAGTGCCCTATAATTTGAAGGTTCAATTTAAATCGGCTAAAAATAACGCTGGAAATTATTTGTTGGTTATTTGTTGAGATTTGTTTATGTATTTGTAGTGGTGTTTTCAATACTCGGTAGCATTCTCGCAAATATCATTTAGTGGTTTACGTACGTAAAAAATTGGTTATGCTGTTAAGAGTGGTTACTTCGTCACACAGCTTAAACCCGCCGTCGAGCGGGTTTTTCCATTTTTTGAGTCTCGATATTAGCTGATAACCCAATACCTGAGTTATTCACTGACTCCGAGTCTGTTACGTTTCTGCTTTTTTGCGATACGTTGTATTCCCTCAATTTACACCCGCTTTGTCTGCGAGGTGGGGTTATGAAATCCATGGATAAGTTAACAACGGGTGTCGCCTATGGCACCTCAGCAGGTAGTGCCGGTTACTGGTTTTTACAGCTGCTCGATAAAGTCACGCCCTCACAGTGGGCAGCAATAGGTGTGCTGGGTAGCCTGGTATTTGGCCTGCTGACGTACCTGACAAACCTTTATTTCAAGATTAAAGAAGATAAGCGCAAGGCTGCGAGAGGTGAATAATGCCTCCATCATTACGAAAAGCCGTTGCTGCTGCTATTGGTGGCGGAGCAATTGCTATAGCATCAGTGTTAATCACTGGCCCAAGTGGTAACGATGGTCTGGAAGGTGTCAGCTACATACCATACAAAGATATTGTTGGTGTATGGACTGTATGTCACGGGCATACAGGAAAAGACATCATGCTCGGTAAAACGTATACCAAAGCAGAATGCAAAGCACTCTTGAATAAAGACCTTGCCACTGTCGCCAGACAAATTAACCCGTACATCGAAGTCGATATACCGGAAACAACGCGCGGCGCTCTTTACTCATTCGTTTACAACGTGGGTGCTGGCAATTTCAGAACATCGACGCTTCTTCGCAAAATAAACCAGGGCGATATCAAAGGCGCATGTGATCAGCTACGTCGCTGGACATATGCTGGCGGTAAGCAATGGAAAGGTCTCATGACTCGTCGTGAGATTGAGCGTGAAATCTGTTTGTGGGGTCAGCAATGAACAGAGTAACCGCGATTATCTCCGCTCTGGTTATCTGCATCATCGTCTGCCTGTCATGGGCTGTTAATCATTACCGTGATAACGCCATTACCTACAAAGCCCAGCGCGACAAAAATGCCAGAGAACTGAAGCTGGCGAACGCGGCAATTACTGACATGCAGATGCGTCAGCGTGATGTTGCTGCGCTCGATGCAAAACACACGAAGGAGTTAGCTGATGCGAAAGCTGAAAATGATGCTCTGCGTGATGATGTTGCCGCTGGTCGTCGTCGGTTGCACATCAAAGCAGTCTGCCAGTCAGTGCGTGAAGCCACCACCGCCTCCGGCGTGGATAATGCAGCCTCCCCCCGACTGGCAGACACCGCTGAACGGGATTATTTCACCCTCAGAGAGAGGCTGATCACTATGCAAAAACAACTGGAAGGAACCCAGACGTATATTAATGAGCAGTGCAGATAGAGCTGCCCATATCGATGGGCAACTCATGCAATTATTGTGAGCAATACACACGCGCTTCCAGCGGAGTATAAATGCCTAAAGTAATAAAACCGAGCAATCCATTTACGAATGTTTGCTGGGTTTCTGTTTTAACAACATTTTCTGCGCCGCCACAAATTTTGGCTGCATCAACAGTTTTCTCCTGTCCAATTCCCGAAACGAAGAAGTGATGGGTGATGGTTTCCTTTGGTGTTACTGCTGTCGGTTTGTTTCCAACAGTAAACGTCTGTTGAGCACATCCTGTAATAAGCATTGCCAGAGCGGCAGAAAACAACATTTTTTTCATCTTATTATCCTGCATTGTTAAAAACGGCAGAATCCTATGTGACAACAATTAAACGATAGTTAAATGGATTGATGAAAATTAAAACTATATAGGTGGATGCTCAGCCTATTGGAGGAGGGGGGCACTCAGAATCCTGTGGAATGAAATAAACCGCTCTATCTGTCCATTACCCTTTTAGCTGCGCTGTATCGTCGCCGTATTCCCGCATTAACCATGACCGTAGCCCGACGGGGAATTCCTTCTGCGTGAGTGTGCGGGAATAATCAAAAACGATGCACACCGGGTTTTACTGTGCTGACTGAACCGCCCCGGGTTCCTGGAGAGTGTTTTATCTGTGAACTCAGGCTGCCAGATCATCGTTTCCGATGGAAGCATAATAAGCTTTTTCTGCTTCTGCCGGAGGAGTATGGCCCAGCCTTCCCAGCAATCGTCGATTGTTATACCAGTCCACCCACGTTAGTGTGGCCAGTTCCACTTCTGCACGGTTTTTCCAGCTCTTACGGTGTATTACCTCCGCTTTGTAAAGACCATTGATGCTCTCAGCCATCGCGTTGTCATACGAGTCACCTGTACTCCCTGTTGATGCCAGCAATCCGGCTTCTTTTAGTCGCTCCGTATAGGCCAGTGACACATACTGAGAACCTTTATCACTGTGATGGACTGTGCCGGACGGCCGACGGGCCCACAACGCCTGCTCCAGTGCATCCAGCACGAATGTCGTTTCCATAGACGATGAGACTCGCCACCCCACGATACATCCGGCAAACACATCAATGATGAACGCCACACAGACGAAGCCCTGCCATGTGCTGACGTAAGTAAAATCAGCCACCCACAGCTGGTCAGGACGTTCTGCCACGAACTGACGGTTTACGCGGTCGCCTGCGGAAACGGCTTTCCGGCTGACGGTAGTACGGACCTTTTTACCCCGGAGAACACCGGCAAGTCCCATAACCGCCATGAGGCGCGCCACTGTACATCTGGCCACCCTGATACCTTCGCGTAACAACTGGCGCCAGACTTTACGCACACCGTACACCTGATGATTTTCATCGTATACGCGCTGTATCTCTCTCTTCAGCCAGTCATCGCGCTGAGCACGGGCACTGCGTTTATCAGGATGATGTCGCTGTTGCTGACAGTGGTAATACGTTGACGGGGCAATATGCAGCTCACTGCATACCGGTCCGACCCCGTACTGCTCACGCAGCTTATCCAGCAGTGGCATTATTTTTTCCAGAGGCGGTCGAACTCCGCCTTCGCAAAATAAGCGGAAGCCTGGCGAAGGATATCGTTACTGCGGCGCAGTTCACGATTTTCACGTTCCAGCTCTTTTCAGACGCTGACGTTCAGCGCTGGTGAGCCCCACCATCACCGCCCCCCGGTATCCCCGCTCCATGCTGGCGAACCCAGACACGCAGGGTCTCCGGCGTACAGCCAATCTTTGGGGCAATGGAACAAATTGCCGCCCACTGTGAGTCATATTCATCCTGACTTTCCAGAACCATACGAATCGCCCGCTGACGGACTTACGGGGGAAAAACGAGTATTTTTAGTCATCCTGTTTACCTCTTTCTCAGGGAGTTTAGTCTCCAGGATTTCCGGGGCGGTTCAGACAGACGCAGGGTTACCCTCATAGTCGCTTTTCCGGTGCGATGGTGGAAGAAACCGGGATGTTTATTCATCATCACTTTGGATTGATGTATATGCTCTCTTTTCTGACGTTAGTCTCCGACGGCAGGCTTCAATGACCCAGGCTGAGAAATTCCCAGACCCTTTTTGCTCAAGAGCGATGTTAATTTGTTCAATCATTTGGTTAGGAAAGCGGATGTTGCGGGTTGTTGTTCTGCGGGTTTTGTTCTTCGTTGACATGAGGTTGCCCCGTATTCAGTGTCGCTGATTTGTATTGTCTGAAGTTGTTTTTACGTTAAGTTGATGCAGATCAATTAATACGATACCTGCGTCATAATTGATTATTTGACGTGGTTTGATGGCGTAGATGCACGTTGTGACATATAGATGATAATTATTATTCATTTTGCGGGTCCTTTCCGGCGATCCGACAGGTTACGGGGCGGCGACCTCGCGGGTTTTCGCTATTTATGAAAATTTTCCGGGATCCATGTCCGGTTTCTCTTCAAGTTAACTATATGAAAAATATAAAAACAGGTCTTCTGTGAACCGGACATGAACAAAAAATAGATATGTAAACCGGACATGACCGGTTTTGTTGTGATTGTGAGGTGAGAGTTTTTGCGAGGTGAGGAGTGGCTACGCAGACTGAAGTTGCCAGGCATTTAAGTCTGACCGATCGCCAGCTTCGCAGATTGCAGAAATTGCCGGGTGCCCCGATATCAAATAAGCGAGGGCAACTGGATCTGGATGCCTGGCGCGATTTTTACATATCGTATCTGAGGAGAAGTAAAAACGA